TAGAAGACGAAGCAGAATTGAGCGAAGACGTTCAAGACTGGAAAACAAAACTCACCACTAATGAAAAGGATTTCATCACACAGGTACTACGGTTATTCACTCAATCAGATGTGCAGGTAGGAGAGAACTACCACGAACTATTGATACCAAGATTTAGAAACAATGAGGTGCGTAACATGCTGTCGTCCTTTGCGGGACGTGAGGCTGTTCACCAAAGAGCCTATGCTCTGTTGAACGATACATTGGGTTTGCCCGATGAGGAGTATCACAAGTTTCTTGAAATTAAAGAGATGGCGGAGAAGGTCGATTTCATGAAAGAGGGTGACACCTCTACGCATTCAGGGTTGGCACTTGCGTTAGCTCAGTCTGTGTTCAATGAGGGTATGTCTCTGTTCTCTTCGTTCGTGATGCTGTTGAACTTTCAGCGTTTCGGCAAGATGAAGGGCATGGGCACGATTGTTGAGTGGTCGATCAGGGATGAGTCGCTTCACGTACAGGGCAACGCTAAGTTGTTCCGCACGTTCTGCGAAGAGCATCCTCGTATTGTCAATGATGAACTGAAATCTAAAATCTATGAGATGGCTAAAAATGCAGTTGACCTCGAAGATAAATTTATCAGTCTTGCTTTCAAAGGAAACGATGTTCAGGGTCTTACGAGAGACGAAGTACGAAAGTATATTCGTCATATTGCTGATCGTCGCCTTCTACAGCTTGGACTCAAAACTAAGTTTAGACAGAAAGACAACCCTCTACCTTGGTTGGATTGGGTCCTCAATGGAGCCAGCCACGATAATTTCTTCGAGAAGCGAGTGACTGAATACTCTGTCGTCGGCATGGATGGCGAGTGGGGATGGGAAGCGGCATAATGGAAGAATGTATTGAATGGATGCTTAACGATTGCCCCCATTGTGAGGAGCAGGTAGCCGTCACAGCGTGGGGCGATTCTGAGCCTATATTCTGTCCAATGTGTGGCGTTGATGTTAGTGATGAGTTCGTGAAAGAAGATGGCTAAATACTTTCATGACATGGCATTACGAAGATAAACCCTATGACCCCGACGAAGAGACTCTCCAGTCTCTAGTCGGGTTTGTATACGAAATCGAAGAAAAGCATACTGGTAAGAAGTACATCGGTAAGAAGCTATTCTGGCGAAGCAAGATCCTCCCTATTACCAAGACCCGTAAGCGTCGTAAAAGAACCCAAGTCATTAGCGATTGGAAGACGTACTATGGTTCTAGCGAACACCTCCAAGAAGCTATCGCTGAAAACGGCGCAGACCTATATAAAAGAACAATACTAAAACTGTGTGAGACTAAGGGCGATTGCTCTTACTACGAAGCCAAGTATCAATTCGATAACGACGTGCTTCTACGAGACGATTATTACAACGCTTTCATTGGATGCAAGATTCACTCAAAACACTTGAAACGCTAAATACCTCTATGAAAAAGTTTAAAGCGTATTACACTGAACAGACTGAATGTACCTGTGAAGAGCTAGTCCACGAGGCGGCAGAGTATCAGGGAAAGAAGGTCACACTGAACAATCCCATTCGGGGCGGTTCCAAAAAATTCTACGTCTTTGTTAAGAACGATAAGGGGAATGTGGTTAAAGTTTCCTTTGGCGATCCTAACATGGAAATCAAGCGCGATGATCCTGATGCGCGATCTAACTTTAGAGCCAGACATAACTGCTCAGATCCCGGTCCCAAATGGAAGGCTAGATACTGGAGTTGTTATCAATGGCGTTCTGGCTCGAAGGTAGATAACTAAATTTTACATTAACTGAGGTTTTATTATGCCTGTTAACAAACGGCGATTAGAAGTACATGAGATATTTGAACTGTTAGCTAAGGCCAACAGTAAGAAGAAGAAGGTTGAAGTTCTACAGGCAAACAACATCATGCCTGTACGTGACGTTCTTCAAGGAATTTTTGACGATAGGGTTCAGTGGAACATGCCTGCGGGTACTCCTCCATATACGCCCACCTCAGATCAAGCCCCCCCTCCCAAAACCCTCCTCCGTGAGCACCTGAAGTTTAAGTACTTCGTCAAAGGTCTCCGTGAGTCTGAGGGCTTACCTTCTGTGAAACGTGAGCGTCTATTCATAGACATTCTCGAAACAGTCCACCCTGCCGATGCTGTCTTGTTGGTAGATATGATCAACAAAAAATCCCCCGTGAAAGGATTGACCATCAACACTGTCAAGGAGGCATACCCCGATCTAATCCCTGATTAGTTATGAAAATAAAAACCGAATAAAAGGAGCGGCGATGCAAACAGCCCAACTAGAAAGACTAAAAAAAGACTCTAAAGAAATCGGACATTACATTCATAAACTTACTAAAAAAGGACGGAAAGACGCGGCTTACAAAATGATTAAGAAACAAGCGTTTCTTGATGCCGCCATTTCTCAGGTCGCTACAAGGGGGTGATCCTTATCTATTAGGGGTACCTTCGGGTACCTCTTCTTACTTTGGATAACATCATGGACACCATGCCAACTTGGAATTCGTTAACATATAATGAGAAATGTGAGGCTCTTCAAATAGCCTACTCTTGGTACCATTCTAAAAATTACTTCGGATCTCAAGCGCAGATCCCAACCTTACTCACTCTCATAAACGAGTATCGTCTCACATCGGTACTGGACTATGGCTGTGGGAGCGGACACAAAAAGATCTGGGAATCTCTCAAGGCAATGTGTCCCTCATTAAAAACCTACCGTCCCTACGATCCATATTCTAAGCAACCTGAAATCCGTAACTATCCTCCCGCAGGAAGTCGCTTCGACCTAGTGTCGTGTACTGACGTTCTTGAGCATCTTCTTATAGAAGACCTCGAAGACGTGCTCACTGACCTACTCTTCTGTACCAACAAGATGCTCTACTTGACGATCTGTTTGTCCCACGCAGGGAAGATGGTTGTAGATGCAAATGGTGAAGATCTCTATAACCAAAGCCTACATACCATAGTGAAGCCGAAGGATTGGTGGCTTGCACAAATTGCTAAGGCTGAGAGAACGGTTCGTGATAAGCAAGCACGATCAATCCCTATCAAAATACTTTGGACCTAAAATGCCTACATACGATTTAAGAAATGTCGAAACTGGTGAAGTCAAAGAGATGCTTGTGTCTATTTCTAAGATGCAGGAGATGACAGCAGGAGGTGAGTGGGAACAGGTACATCTAGGTGTGCCCAATCTAGTTACTCACACAGGCAACATCGTCAACAAGACAAGTGGCGATTGGAAGGATTACCTCAAGAAGGTAAAGAAAGAAGCGGGTGGCAACTCAGGGTTGAGTGCGGCACAGAAACGTAAATATGGCCTTCAGGATAATAGTATTAACACATGAAGACTAAACAGCAGACTAATGAGTCAATGAACATACGCATTGACGATCTCATTACTATTGATCCGATTACTCCCAGACAGACCGAAGCATTTCAGGCTTGGCGTGATGGAGATCATTTGGCGATGGTAGGTACCGCAGGAACAGGTAAGACGTTTCTGGGGATGTATCTGGCACTCGAAGAGGTCATGGATAAAGCTAGTCCCTATGAGCAGGTCTGCATTATTCGTAGTGTGGTGCCTACAAGGGATGTTGGATTTTTACCGGGCACTTTGGAGGAGAAACTCAACACGTTTACTGGACCCTATCGTTCAGCGGCGGCTGAGTTGTTTCGAGACAATCGTGCCTATGACAAGCTCGTGCATAACAAGTACATCACCTTTGAATCCACCTCATACATTCGAGGCGTGACCTATGACTCGTGTATTCTCTTAGTGGATGAAATGCAGAACCTTAACTTCCATGAGCTAGATTCTGTTATCACTCGTGTGGGGCAAGGGACAAAGATCATCTTCTGTGGTGATTACTACCAGTCGGATTACACCAGTCGGATTTCAAGAACAACTCTGAGAAACAGGGTGTTAACAAGTTCCTAGATATCCTAAGTAACATGCAACACTTCAGCATAATTAACTTCAGTTGGGAGGATATAGTACGTTCAGATTTTGTAAGAGACTACATCATGACCAAAGAATGGATGGGAGTCCAACAATGACCATAAGACCCGCCTCCTCAGAACTCTCTGAGTCACGATTATTCGATCAACTTTGTATAGACGAAGGGATCGTTAACGCCATTTATGAAGACCACTTGGGCTACGCCACCTTTGGAGTAGGTCATTTGGTATTGCATACAGATCCTGAGTACGCCCAACCATACGGGACACCTGTCTCAGATGATCGAGTGTGGGAAGCGTTTAAACAAGATCTGACGATCTGCATCACAGAATGTGAGCGGTTGTATTTGGGTGACTGGAATAATTTTCCGGGCGAGGTCAAAGAGATCCTCGCGAACATGATGTTCAATATGGG